GGCCATCAAACGAGGCTGATTGCCTTGAGCATTAACTGAGTAAACAGGCGAACCTTTTGGGACTGTACTGTTGTAGGTATCAGGGATGGATTGATTAGCATAATAAATGGCCGCAGCCGCGCTCACCACTGCAATAACGGTTAGTGTTACGGTGACTGGATCTTTGGGCTCAACCTGAATATCGAGCTGATTCCCAGACTGCAAAACCGTTATTGGCCAAAATTCTGGTTCAATCTCAACTCCATTGAGCACCATGCTCATCAATGGAATTTTGCGATCATAATAAGCGGGCACGGCAAATGAAAGCCATTCACTAATCGTGATACCTGAATCACACTGGCATTCTTCAAATAGGCTTGAATCCAGTTTATTTGGATAAACTCGAATACTGACTGACATTTTATCGTTGAGATCCTATGTACTCGTAAAACTGAATATCGGCAGCTAGCCGCTTAAACGCTCGAACACTGACAATGCTCGCGCCTTTTTTACTACTGGTATGAAGGATTTGATGACCGTTAACACAAAGCCCTACGTGATGCAGTATTTGCTTGCCTTTAGAGTCTGAATAGAAACAGCAGGCTATTGCACCCTCTTTGGGATTGCACAACACAAAATCACTCACTGATTCGGCGTAACCATCAGTCATTAAATCGGGCGATGAGCGTGTAATGCCCGCAAAGCTTTGAAATAAAGGCGCATTAAATTCTTCATGCAGAACATATCGAACCATGCCCCAACAATCCAAACCCGTGCAGACATCCCTGCCACCATCCAAATACGGTACAGTTAAATATTTTTCTAAGTTCATATTTATAGATATTTAAGACCGGGGGCGAATTGAGGGGTATAGCGTTTACTTGGCCACGCCTTGTTTAGGAAATCGTGAAAATCGGCAATCACCTGCACCGAGTTATAATCGGCCCCCATATTGGTGGCCGTCATAACAATCGGAGTTTCAGCGGGCTGGCTTTTGTCACTCGATAAATATGCACGATATATGACCGGAATTTTACCGCCTACATCTAACGCATCATTCAAATACTGAAGCGCTTCGCCAGTGACATTATCAATTTGAAATTGAATATCCTGATTGCCGCGAACGGATCGCTTGGGCAGAGACACACCAAAGCCCATGGCAGTAAATTGCACAACGCCACCGTTATTTTCTAATCCAAGCATTTCATTCTCAAACCCCTGAACCCAACGTAGCGACCCGTTCGGAAAGCTTGGATGCTGGAGCTCAAGAGTATGATGAATGATTTGATCGGATGGAGCGGAGGCGTAGACGGTTTGGAGAATTTGGGACATTAGGATTCTCGAAGAACTATAGCATTCAGATAAGCAAAATCACTGTCCAAGGTCTTCACATTCAGCGTTAATCTTCCCATTTCATCTGCAGCAATATTTTCAAGCAAAAGCGTATTCTCGATATTATTCGCCGCATCCAACGAACCATAAACACCATTTGCTGTGTAGTATCCCACCCGCTTATCGGTGGAATTGGTCCTTGCCGCAAAAATCTCAAGGTTATACAGTTTCTTTTTTGATAGCCCGTCTATATAAAGATCCACATCGTAAAACTCAGCCCCACCCGCATTGTCACCAATATAAATATAATCGGATCCGAGATTGTCAGGAAAACCTACAGATGTATCTGGACCATTACCACCATAACGCCAGCCTTCTGCTGAACTAAGCACCATATTGGTTTCAACACCGGATGCATTTACAAGCGCAACAGGTGCAATAGGCGGGGCGGTATCATCGGTAACCCCTGATACTGGACAGATTTTTTGCCAGCTAGCATCGCTATAGGTTGTATTCCCAAAGTCAATTTTTATTTCACCAAAGGGTTTGTCTGGATATTTGCCTCTCAACTTAGGCAAAAACGGGTTATCAAAAGTACTATCGACAGCTAAAACAATCATTCGCTTTTCCTCAACTAACGACCAAGTCAAAAATTACTGACCAGTTATGCAACGGTAGATCTTTGTGATAACCGTCTTCTGTTGCTTTATAAATATTTGTATATCCAGCACTATCCCTGAGGTGACCACGACAGTGATCGCCACTTTCCGCCGAGCCGCTTCCGGTAAATTTCCTTCCGTAACTCACTCGCGCACCTGAGCCAAGAGGTCGAGTCAGTTGAATCTTCACGCGAACTCCATTTTGTATTGACAGCGAAGAAATCCCAACATCACCCATATCATCTTTAACAATAAAGCCTTGGTCGCCAACATCGACAAGCAAATCAGTATCAAATTCTAAAGGCGGGTGAGGCACGTGGAAATCAATATCTAGTTCTTGATTGGAATAGCTCACAGAAGTAGGCTGAAGAGGAGCAACTTCACCTCCATCTAGAACAACTTTCTTGTAAGCCTGACCCATATACATGCCAATCCATTTGCTACTAATATTTGTTAAGTGAACGGAATCTATAAAGTCAAAAAAATAGCTTGGACACACCAAGTGAATATTATTATTTTCATTTGCAGCATCTACTTGTGCAGCAGGAACATCTATATTGTCGATCCAGTTTCTAGCGCCATTTTGCCAAGTAAAGCAGTGCAAGTTCACACTCGTATTGCCGAGAATAGATTTCAATTCACTTTCACGATCAATTCGCAGATTTATTAAGTCGCTTTTGTAAGAGGAATAACTTGTCCCAAGATTCATATCGGTTCCACCCTGAAGCCAAGCATATCCGTGTACTTCGTAACCCATTGACATTGCATTAGCGGACCTCCTCATTGATTCAACGTGATCAATGAATGTAGAAAACTCTGATTCTCCCTTCGAAAATTTTCGAATTTTTGTGCCACCAACTCCCGGTGTAGAAACGCCCAATCGCCATTTAAGCGCGTAATCTGGCGCTTGAATAAGATCAAGTGCGCCCAATGCAAATCCCGCACAAGGCGTCTCATAGCCGGATTCTGAAAGCGGGATAATATTTGCGAAATTAGAACTATTAACTCCGCCATCTGGCATAAATGGCCAGTTGTATCGCCCATCAGAATTCCCTGTTAACTCAGGGACAGCAGCTTGCCCAGAAGCCTGACTCTGACCGTCCATGATTAAGTGATGCAATATAGGTAGATTGAACTGATTCAGACCAAAATTATCCGCTGCCTTATTGAAAATTAAGTCTCCTTTGCTACTTACTGCCAAGGCAATCTTTTGTTCATTATCAACTACTGCGAAGGCCATGTCGTCTGACTCTGATTCATCAACTTGTGATAATTCTGGCCCTGCTATTCTACTAAGACTTTTTATCGCTGAGCACGGATTCATATCGAAGTTGATTCTGCCCAGCTCATCAATACCGATAAGGACATTACCATCTAGATCTTTTACAACAGGAATTACAGCGTCTAGGTTACTAGGACTATAACTTTCAAGGCCTTCGCCATAAATATGTTTTAGTGCTACAGATGCGCTTTGATCGGGCAGATACTTAAGTTTCGAACTGACATTTGAAACGGAATCCATAGGCGAGCGAATCCAGTCCACACCATTCCAACCATACAAGCCGTTTAGATCTACCTTTGGATCATTCCAAACCCGTGCCAGAGTATCTGTTGACTGAGTGCTATCCAATTTCATCTGAGCGTACGTCTCAAAAGCCAACGCACCCTGAACAAGGGTCTGCAAATACTCTAGGTTGTCAAATATTGCTTTTTGTATGGATGGCTTGTATCCGTGATCAGTTAAAACAAGATCAGACTCCCCCCCGCTAATAATTGCTTGAAACTGACGAATTAACTCGTCTAGATCCGATATAAGCTGAAAATAGTTACTCATGATTAAGCCTTATAGTCTTTCATTTCGTCGTCTAATAGAGACACAAACTTCTTGAGGTCTACTGATGAGTTAACCGTTACCTCCTCAGTAACTACTTGCCTAAACCTAAGAAGAATTTCGATATCCACCTGCCACAAACGATTCCCTAGTGCCTTAACCGGCTTCCCTGTTTCCTTAATGTGAACCTCATGATCGATCAAACCCATCGGGGTCTTGATAGGCATGACAAACCAATTAGCACCGTCATTGAGTGCATATTTAAACCATCCCTCAAAGAATGCTGCTTGGTCATTAGTCATTAAGAAGCGAGCAGACATTTTGTCATGCACATTCGAAAACTTGCGTCGAAATCGGCTCGTGCCGGAATCCATTCTTGTTTCGATTAGGCGTTTGCCTGGTGTATATCCATGGCCACTTAATTGTGGAAGGGGAAGACGAGAAGGCCACTTAACTAACGCCATTACCTACCCTGCCTTTGTAAGCCGTATGTATTTTCCAACTGCTGCGATGCTGCGCCGCCCTCGCGGATATTGGCCACAAACACATCAATCATTTGTTCACCATTTGCACCTTGCGACTCAACAACTTGACCCGCTTTGCTGTTATCTTCGATCAAATTCACAACAACGGGGTTTACTGAACTCTTTCCAGCATTGAAGTCCTGCGCCATTCGCTGGACTTCAGCATTTTGCTTTGGCGATAGAACACCTTCGCCTTTTTGCAGTAGATATGTGCTTTCTTCAGGAATATAACCCATGCCACCATGAGCAATACCAGCTATTGCCTGTCCAGCGATGATACCCGCACTGGCATAACCCAAACCGCGTACAACATTACCTGCCGCCACTGCACCCAAGCCCATAACAGGGGCTTCTCGCGCTGTTACTGCCGCTGCCGCTGTTTCGGCATTAGCGATAGTCATAGCGACCTGTGCCGCTTGTTGTGATGCAAATAGAATTTTATAAATTGCATTCTGCTTATCACCCGATTCTTCCATCATTTCTAGGAATTCACCGGATGTTTTTGAATATGCATTGAGAACATCGCGCCGACTTGCCTTTTCAGCATCTGCGCGTTTTTTGGCTTGCTCTTCTTGAATCTTGGTTTTTTCTAATTCTGATTCGAGCTGGCGTTGCTCTATCTTCAGTAGATCAGCATCGTACTTTTCATAGGCCATGGTCCGATAATGCTCTTGCAGCTCGGCCATGGATTCAAAACCACGCGCTTTGATTTCTTGTTCGCTAAGCTGCCACTGGGCAATGCGATCTAAATGCTTTTGTAAGTGAAGCTCTGTTTTTTCTTCTTCTGTTGCGAACTTCATTTCTAGTGCCGCTAAATTTGCAGCGTCTTTTTCTCGAATTCGCGCCTGCTCTTCTGCATCACGTTCTGCCTTGGCAGCGCGCAATTCTTCTTGCCGTTTAAGCTCTTTCTGTTTTGCTGCTTCGGCAGCGGCTTGCTCTTCTTGTATGCGCTTCTTCTGACGATCTTGAATTTCGCGCATCTCCTTGGTAACAGAATCAAGCGCTCTATTCACATTCAAGAACTCAGAATCAGTACCCACCAACAAAGAAACAAAACCTGTATGATCGCCCTTACTTAAACTCGCAAGTTCAGCCTTTAACTCCATGCGCTGCGCAGCTAACTCCTGCATTCTTCGCTCGTCATCAGGCCATAGATCCTGATTGATCGATTCCAGACCATTACTGATCGCATTAAATAAATTAGTAGCACCGGCTGCTGCGCCAGAACTATCAGCGACATTGATTTTCAATTCTTGCCAGTGCTGGCTCATTGAGTCGATAGCACCAACCACTGTGCCATCACCCTCAGATGAACCCGCGCCACCAATCTGTGAACGCAATGTATCCAAGATATAGCGCTGTGCATCAGCAACCTCACCGGCATCTTCCATGGCTTTAATCATGTCGCGCTCTGATTGAGTAAATGAAACACCAGATCGTCTAAGCGCTGTCATGCCTTGAGTTGGGCTTTCTAGTGCTTTACCCAGTTGCATTGCTGCATTCTTAGCATTGGAGCCCATCACCGATGCCAAATCTTGCGAAAGTTCTATGGCTTCCTCGAACACACCGCCGGACACGCTCTTGAATGTTAGTAATACATTCTGTGCATCCTTAATTCCTTCGACACTCGCCAGCGTATTCAGGGCCAACGACTTGGCCATCTCGTCTAACTGCTGCGAAGTAAAGCCCGCTGCAAATCCTGTTGCCTTTAGTAGCGCCTCTGTTTTTTTATTGCGAAGATTAAACTGATCATGCTCGCGAATTGCACTGACCATCATGAACGATGCACCGGCAATCGCTGCACCAAACATTGTGAAGCCCGCAGCGCTACTTACCGCCAAGCTACTGATTGCAGAGAAGCGACCAGCAATGCCATTCAATGGACCATCAATGGCGGTTAAGCCTTTGTTCACACCTGTAACGCTGCGATTAAACGAATCATTGGCCGCAACACCTTTAAACAAAGCGCTTGAATAGCTCTTGCTGTCACCCGTTAGCCGGACTTTTAATTCGGTTGATCGACCCATGACTTCTTATCTCTTATAGCCACGCAAAATCGCCAGCATGCTTTCTGGTGACTGTTTAGGCTTGTTGTATGTAACAGTGGTTAGAAAATCTTCAGGTTTGAATCTTTTCGTTGAATTGATATTGGCCAGCAACGCGCATTGTTGCCCTACTCGCAACTCTTCAACTAATGCACCAAATGGCTCCAGTTGAAAGAAGTATTCCCACTCTGCGTAAATCTTGGCAGGCATATCGGCCAACATGGCATCTACATCCCATGTGCCAACCATCGCCGCCAAGCGGAATGCAAAGCGCCGCCCGTGCTGGCCTTCTAGGGGTTTACTGCTTCACCCTCTTCATCTTGCGCTGTCGATGGCGGTAACAGCCACGGCATATCATTTAATTCGTGAATGGCTTGCAACGCGTCCTCGATCAATCGACCAGGATAATCCGCAAGCTTGTTTAGATGCTTGATGTCCATAGGATCATATAAATACCACCCTCGTCGATTCACCGCACAAGAAGCAATGACCTGCATTTTCATATAAATCCAAGTCTGGCCGCGAGAAGTGGTATCATCGATATCTGCAATTTTTGCAGCAAGTTCTCGCAGCTTTTCACGGTCTGCTGCACTTAACTCAATTAGCCACCAAGCGCCTACTTTTTTACGCTTGGCGTGTTTAAAATACGGGGCTTTGCCGAGCAACGTACCACCAGCTAGATACAAAAAAGGCGCTATAACAAGCGCCTTCAAGAACATAAGAGCCTTCATCAGACTGTGCCCTCAGCTGGCTCACCAGACCATTTGACGGTTAGTGTACGACGAAGCTTTTCACCCTTACCCATTGGCACACCAACAGATGTAATTAACGCATCGCATGACCAAGTAACACCAATATCAGCAGGAAACAAAAAGCGTAGTTTTTCAATAGTACTGTTATTGAATGCATCGACTAACGCCTGTGCTTGAGCATTGCCGCTCTTGTAGGTAATGGTCAGCGTCGTCTCCCCGGCATCTTTCAGCCCATAGTCATAACTACGAAAGTCACTTTCGCTTGCGCCATACGGCGTATCTTCCACGGTATCTGCTGACATCTCAGTGCCTGAGATCTCGACGGTATCTGTGATTGTTTCGAATTGATCTGGCTCTGTACTATCCGTATCAAATCGCTGAAGTGCTACATGGCGACCTAAACTCATATTTAATCCTCATCTTCATAATGAATTATGTAAGTTAACGCGATTGAGCCAGTAAAGCTTTCTGGGTCGCGCTCAATGGAAAATCCGTTTCTAGTCAGGCCATCTAATAGCCCGCCTAGCGTTTCATCCTGTTCTAAATCGGCATTGACTTGGTTAGATAGCAGGTCAAGCTTTGCATCGATGTCTTGCGAGTCTTTATCCCAGCACTCAATAATTAAAAGCGATTCGCTTTCATAACCTGAATCATGATCGCCAGATGTTTCACCGGCTTCGATATAAGCCAATGCCAGCGGGAAATCTCGTTCATCTACGCTGGCTAAGTTATATGCTTCACAGCGATTAAAATTGCTGGAGATTTTTTGTTTAACCGCTTCGCGTATTTGCTTTCGTGTTGCCATTATCCCATCCGCTCAATTTTCTTTTTGATTCGCCAGTTATATTCGTGCAGCAGATAATTCGCCGCATAGCGAGACATTGCAGTATTGGCGGCTCGATGGGTTTGCCTGGTTATCTCAGGCCGGATATTCACTTCTTGCATTTTTATCGGGTAGCGTCCTTTGCCCTTGCGCTTAAAAACATGGGTTTTGCCAACCAATGCAGAATCCGGGTTTTGCCGGCCTCGGGTATTGCCCGTCGGCTTACGTGTAGTGGTCGCAATAAAGCCATCCGGCACCAAGAACTTGCCAGCTTGAACACCACCTGGCACTTCTTTTGGCTTTAACTTAGATAAAGGAATTCCTCTTGTGCTCACACGTAGTAACACGCTGCGCTTTCGTGCAGTCGCGTTTTTAATTCGTATCTTTTTTCTAAAATGCTTTTGTGCCAGCAGGGTTTTGGCGGCTGTCTTTTTGGCGGTAATGCTCTTGGCTTTTTTCGCTGTCTTGTTTAATGCCGCACTCTGAGCGCGATTGACGTCCATACCATTTAGCGACTTTAGCATTTTACGTTGCTTTGCTATTTGTAGCTTTAGGCTTCGCTCATCGATGCGTAACATTAATCTTTGTCCAAAATCAGTAGCGTTCGATGACCGTAATAATCAGGACGAACGACAGTGTATATGTCTTGCCCAATTGTTAGCTGATCACCACGCCGAACAGTAGCAAGCTGGCTTGCTGGGCCATCAAATACATAGGCTTGGGCATCCATACCAAAGGCGCTATCACCTACGGTTAAATGACCTTTAACGCGCCCTGCACCAAACACTGCCTCATGCTGAAAGTCTTCATAAAAGACAGTGGCAAGGTCGTTTGCTAAATCATCGCTAAAGGTCATTTATCACTTCCTAACTTTCTGCTAAGGCTTCGAAATCGTCGTCTGCGATTTCACGCTTTGGCAACTCTGCATTGGTTTTTGTTTTTTGATCATCCAAAATCTTAACTTTGGATGCTGATTCCAACTGCATTGCAAAGCGCTTTTCAAGCTTAACGACTTTAGGCGTTACTTTGCCTTTGTCGTCTTTTTTTGCTGGAAAAACAGATTGGCCATTCATACGAAAGCCACGAGTGACTTCTGCTACAACAAATTCAACTTTTGGTTTAGCCATGAGCTAACTCCTATCATTAAAATTAAGACATAAAAAAGCAGGCATTTTGCCTGCTTAGTTGATCAGCAATGTTCGCTTACGGTGTATTACCGTAGCTAAATGCTGCTTCATGACGAATGGCAGTATCTGCATCTTGGAACACACGAAGCACGGTACCGCCAGATGCCGCCTTGGTGGATTTGTCGATGGTTAAATCTACCGTGCCCCACATGCCGTACATTAGGTTACTGAAATCACCAAACAACAAATCATCAGGTGGCACACCGTTATGACGAACAATTGGAGATCCGTTACACACACCATCCTCAACCAAGTATTTGGCGGTGCCAGCGGCCTTCTCTGTGGTTTTCATCTTGCCGATCATAGAGGCCCGAGCAAGATAGTGCAGCATTTCGCCAGTGTAGTTTGACTCGCCCACGTCCGATTCAAATTCCACTACTTTTGCCCAGTCGATGCCACCGGTCATATCAACCGCACCCACACCAGCTGCTGCTAGAATGGTAGCTAGACCTTCGCTATCCATGGCAGAAGCAAGGCCGGTTAACAAGTCGTTACGGACCAAGCTTTCAATACCACCCCCCGTTTGAATCATCATGCGACGAGTAAGAGCAACGGAACCGGCAACGGTACGCGGTGTCATTTGCACGGTTGCAAGCGACAAATCGCTATCGGTTACATCGTCATCTTCATTTAACCAGAAGAAGGTTGCAGAACCGGTTTGCTTTGGAATATCCACATTACCTTGCAAACCAGTTAAGAAACGCGCACCTAAGCCACCTAATACAGCTTTTTGGCGTAACGCCTCAATGAATTGATCAGTCAGAAGATCAGTCGGAACCATCTCCTGACCTTTTCCTGCTGTGCCGGTATTCATGGTACGCAAGCCATGACCTAATACCTGGTGAGGCACAAAAATACCGTGAGCTTCTTTGTCGGCTCGCTCAGCCATGGCATTGGAAATTTCCAATTCGTGCGGTGCAAACTTCTTCATATTACCGCTAGCCAAACCACGTACCACATTCATGAGCGAGTAATCGCGCATATCACTTTCTGGTAAATCAAGGTTAAGCGCCGTGCTCATGTCTTTGTCTTTTTTCGCTGCTTCGCGCTTATCCGACAACTGCTTTAGAAGCGCGCCTTTGAATTCTTCATGGGAGCGACCTTGTGCAATGAATTGATTACCCAACTCAGCGGCACCGTATTCGCTCGCTGTTTTGGCAATGTCAGCCGCATCACTACGCTCGTCGACAAGTTTTACATTTGGAGCTTCACCGTTTGAAGTAGAGCGCTTTTGCTCACCTTTGCCATTCACTTCTTCCAGCGGAATGGACGTATCGCTGTTTTCGTTTGGTTTCGGCATTGCGGACAATCCTCTTATGTTTACAGGGTTTGTGTTTTGTTGTGCAGCGTTTTGGGGCTGAAGCTCAGCTGAACGCCCAACCCCAACCGAGGGGTCCGCTGCAATGGAAACGGAGCTAACTTCTGTTGGCTCCCATTTGGTGGCTCGATAAAACTCCAAGTCACCCTCCTGTCGCTCCAGAATCAGCTCATGGATTCGGTAACCAACAGAAATTTGTGTGCGAATACCATCCGCAAAATCTTGTAAAAGTTCTTCACCTAAATCGCTTCGGCTAAATTTAACAATGCAATAACAACGAGCGTCTTCACCTAGCCATGCTTTAGTCACAGCTCCGCGCTGGTCCCATGGGTTATGCATATTCAAAAAAGCGCCGCCATTGTTTAACCGACTAAGATCAACTTCTTCTGCTTTATGACCAAGAACCTCTACACCCCACCAACGCTGAACTTCGTATTCAGAAGAGAAAGAGAATTCGGCAGTGCGCTCTTCGACATTGACGTTAACAATGTCTGCTGTTGCTTCACGCTTCTGAACGTCTAGACCATCGCGCTTTATTTGTTCCAAGATGCTTTTGGGCATAAGTGCTTTCCTCTGGCATAAAAAAAGCCGCTATTCAGCGGCTTCTTCGTCTTCTGTTTTAGGTTTGGGCGGTGCCGCCTTTTCTTGCAATTTCTGATATCGCTCGATTATCGGTTCCATGGCATCCAAGTAGGTAGTCCAGTTATCCGCGGTTTGATCCAGATCCAACCCCTTTTCAGTCAGCATCTGGATTGGGTCACCATTAAAGTTCTTCTTGGCTTCACCGGCTGCTTGTTCATCTTTTAATGGATCAACCCACTGCCAACGGCGACCTTGAAAGAACGGCTGCGATAAACGAGTACGATCCCACGGATTAATGCCTGGTATAGCACCTTTGAGCAATGCGGTTTCGAACCAACGATTAAAAATAATCTCGCAGACCTCTTCGATCATCCAGCGTTGCTTACGCTTCCAATGATCTCGATCTTCAAGCACTGCTTGGCGTAGGCTTGAAAAACTCACGCCTTCGTAGTCGTTACCCAAAACGTTGTAGTTGGATTCCAACCCTGAGCTAGCTGCTCGCAAGTTGCTTTTTTGAAATTCAGGGAAGTCAGTAGACGGCCCACTAAAGTTTGTTTCGCGCATTTTGTAGCCTTCAGGGACTACAGTAGACACACCCTCAATCTCTTCTAGGATCTCACCTTCATCTTCGTACTCATCATCCAATTCCTGCTCAGGATCGCGCTCGTATGCAACCAAGTTCTGAGAGGCATGACGCGCTTGCACCTGAGTCGATCCGCGATATTCATTGATATGATGCAAATCTAACAATGCAGCATGAGCCCAAGGCACGCCACGGGTTTGACCAGGACGCCACATAGGAAATGGCAACTCAATTTCGTTTGCTGGCACGCGCATATACTTACGGCCATTAAACGTCCAGACAGAATCGCCCGGATGACTTGTCAGCAAGTGATACGCGATAGGACGACCAAAGCCGTCCTGCTCAACTCCCATGGTTATGCGATTGCCATTGCGTAACATGGTATTCAGTGTCGCGTCTAAAAAGTCAGATTCTATAAGCTGAACACTATATCCATATTTGTTCGTCGAATCGTAGACGTGGCGAATGATGATATCGCCATCTTGTGCAATGGTTTTTACTATAAGTTCTTCAAGCCCAGCCCGACTAAGTTTACCGCTAACCTCGCAGCTTCCCTTTTTACTCCAATCCTTGAAGGCATCTTCAATCGTTTTATTAGCTTTTTTATCCAACGATCCGTCGGCCAGCTTGGCACGGTTTTGAAACGTAAAGCCCGTATCACCCACGATATGCGTTTGCACTTGGCCATAGTACCGGCGCAAGTAACCGTTATCTTCACCAGCCTTGCGGCTGGCTGCGCGCAGGTTTTCAAGGTCACGACGTAACGATTCATCCGTTGATAAACGGCCACCATTAAAAAGCGTGGTTGCAACATCTGTCTGCTTAGCCGCTGCATAGCGAACATGATCACGATGATTTGGGTGACGTTTCGTTTTTGTTTTCGTTGTTTCGGCTGAAACGTTTCGTTTAAATGGGTTCTTAAACATTATTTCAACCTTAGTTTTCGGCCAGTGAAGCGTTTCACTTCACCTCGATTTTCTTTTTCCTTGCGTACTTTTAGCGCGTATTGCTTGCGCAGTTTCACAAGGTCCATCATCGGTATGCGATTTAATGAACGCCCGTCAATCGTATAATTTTCATGATCTGATAGTACGCGACTCTCGATGCGTTTCTCGATTGCTTCAAGCACCCGCTCAGCATGAGTACGCACATCAACAGGGTTTGCAACAGTAGAAGGATTGGCAAGAATATAAAAATATCCACGATCAACATGAACCATCTCACCGTCTTTCTCCCTGATCAACGTCCATGCGTATTTGCCCGCTGGCCAATTTGCCGTGTCTGCACTGGGTAAAATCACGCTGACCAAGCCAGCATCAGTGGTGCAGTTGATTTCTTTGCCAGATGGGCCGATCAACACATACTTAAACGACCACAAGCCATAGGCATATTCATTTTCGCGGGTCCATTCTTGTACGGTTCCTGCAAAGAACTTAATCGGTTCTGACATTAAATCTCACTCAACTTTCGCTTAGATCGTTTCGATTTTCGACCTGAACGTTTTAGTTTCTTCTTGGGCGTTTCTATTGTTTCCGAAACGTTTTCAGAACTTGAAAACAAATCGCTTTGATTTAGTGTTTGTTCTAATGCATCCCACTGCTTTGGCGTCATCAGATGCACCCGCTTGGCTCTTGCACCATGCAATGCATAAACCTCACAGTCCCACGCTTCAACCGCGCGACCTGACTTTTGCTGCCAGATCTTACGGCCCTTTATGGTTCTGTGTGGCGCCTTAACCTCACCCGTTACTTGATCGTAATAATCGGCGCGTACATCTTTGTATGAATGATGACGTCCGGGTCCAAGACCATCGAGTTTGAAACGAGAGGCAATTAAATCCTTAGCTTTGTTTGTCCCAACCAGAAAGATCTTTAAACCGTGCTTATCAGCTTTGGTTTGCTTCTTAGGGTTTTTATGGTCTACGCCTTTTACCCTTGGTACCGTGAATATCTCAGGGTCGGTCTGAGCACTAGAACCTTTAACCGCCATGGTTAGCACTTTACGGTACTTTTTATCCATTCGGCGTACCCAGTGATACACGGCATCATTGGTATTACCGTCAGAACTATCTATGCCCACAGCGTTTGCATAGATGCTGCCACCGGCTTCGCGTTCAATAGGCCCGTAAACCGTTTTTTCTAACTCAGCCCAAACAGGATCGTTTTTGTCAGAAGTAGAAACACTGGCGCTGATTTCTTTCCAAAGTATCAACCAGCTTTCCTCACCGCGCCCCCACGCTCGTATGATCACCGCAACTCGGTCATGCTGCACATCGATGCCAACGGTAACAATCAAACCGCCCTTGGGAACTTGCATTTCTGGGTAATCTAACGCTTTTTCGCGCAGATCTTCCGCTGATGCATTATCGTCTTGAAATTCGTATGCACGCCCAAGTTTTGAATTCACAAAAACGATTCTGTCGTTTTCATCACCTTGAGCGGCTTTATGCTCAGCCGCTAAATAATCGCGAACCAGTTCAACTACGCCTGCGCCTGGTAGGCAGCTATACAACTCACTTAATTCTTTGAAACCAGCCGCGCCATGGAATTCAGCAGTGGCCACCCAACCGCAGTTAGGATCGCCAGCTTCAATCGCTTCGTTTACGGTATCCCGTATATTTTTCTTACGCTGATAATCATCCCAACCAGAACCACAATGAGGACAAACATAGATGGCGGTGTCGGGAAGCGCACGCCCATAAATCTCATGCTCTGCTTCGTCTGAGTCGAGCCAGCTAACGTTCTCCCAATCCAGAACATGAAAATCGCCACAATCGTGACAGCGAATTGGTAGCACTCTTTGGTCTGATCTGAGTATGTGCTCTTCAACTTTTGATAGCCCCTTAACGGAAGGCGTACCACCTAAAACGCGCTTCGAATTTCTGATGCGCTTGGTTCGCTCCCACAAAAGCGCGATTGAGTTGCCTTGTTCTTTCAGGTTGTTCGTGGCGTCATCTGGCTCTTCGACGATAACCAGTTTCGCTGGCGTCGATTTAACCGAGCTAATTGACTTCGAGCCAACCAACTTTAAAAAGCCATTTGGGAATTTCTTAAACAGTGCGCGGTTGTCTTTACTTCGCGTCTTGCTTACATCAATCAATCGACTTAAGCGCGGAGTTGAACGAATGCTTGGCTCAAATTTCTCGTCGTTGAATTCGCGAGCCGCATCCTCTTTGGGAAACATGACAACCATCGCGCAAGGTTCGGTATCAATGCGCTTGCCCAAGCAGGCTACCAAACCAAATGTCCATCCAACCTGAGCGGCTTTCATAGTGTAAATTTCGCCGGTTTCAGGATCATCAAACGCTGCAAATATCCCATATAGATATGGTGCATACTGAAGATTGTATGGACCCGGTTTGTCTGCGCCTTCAGCAGGTAATCTAAAATGAGCTTGTGACCAATCAGCTACCGCTTGCGGCGGCATCGGCTCCAAGTTCGATGCCATCACTTCCGCTACGTCCTGCAAATTCGCGGACATCAGTTGCACAGTGTCCAAGGGCAGATCGTAATGGCTTAAGGATAATGTCATCGTCTAACTCAAGTTTGTAACGGCTAATCAGCTCTTCTACGATCTCATCACCTGCCGTCATTACATGGCCGCGAAGTTGACCAGCCAATTCCGCAACCAATAAAATTGTGTCGTCTTTGTCGAGTAAAGTGCCAGCATCGCGCAAACGCTGTTGTCGCTTAACAGCCGTATTTTCTAATGTCTCGTCAATGCGAGCTCGTGTTAAAACCTGCTGCGAATCACCGCCACGGCCAGCCGCTTCATTACGAAGATGCTCGGTATATTCTCGCAACCAATCTATATAGGTACCGTTTGGCGAAAGAATCCCTTTTTTATACTGCTTGGATACTGTTTGCTGGCTAACATTTAGCATTGCCGCCAAACCAGTTTGAGTAGCCTGATCGGTTAAAACAATTTCGCTCATACTCAAACCTTAAAATGAATAGACCACTACAACCCCCCTATAGGAATTCGTCTGTGGCCAAAAAGCGCGTCCTCTCTTTCTTTCTTTCCCTC